CACCGATAGTTGCCGCAGGTGCTGGTGACGACTTGGCTCTTCGCCTGCCGCTTGCTCGTCGCATTGAAGATGACGCGCCGCAGCGACACGCCTACCCGCTTGCCGTTGGGCTGCACCTCAGCGATCCTCGGTACGCGCGTTTTATACGCGCACATGCCGGTCCAGATCAAGCAGTCGCCCTCCTGCACCACGCGCGGCCTCACGCGCTTCAGTAAGTCTGCCGGCAGTCGCGCCAGCTTCTCGTCGATCTCATCCATGTCTGCTCCTGTGGCCGATCCGTCGGCGTGGGACGCGATCATATCCCCGCTTTCGCACCACGCCGAAATCCCCGCTAAATCTGTCGGGAATCTGCGATTCTGCGCTTGACGCGGCTGTCGGCGTGGGCCTACACTTGCGCTGTCGTCAACACAACAGGAGCAGACAGATGCGACACGAACCCCGCTTCGGATCCTACGACCCGGACTACGGTCCTTACTACGGCCACCCCGCCGACCCGAGGACGCCATCCTATGACCTCCCCGAGGAGGTCTACGACGAGGCGCAACGGCGCGTGTTCTCGCACGCCATCGACCTGGATGAGTGGCTTTCGGAGGCGCTGGGCAACGGCCCGGACGTCAGCATCGACGTCAGCAAGCTCGACGCGCCCAAGGCCAGCACGCGCGCTCTGCTGGTGGCGCTGTTCGTCGGCACGGATCAGCAGGTTCTAGCGGCCGCCGCTCAGTTGCGCGAACGCGCAGCCGCTTCGATGAACGACAGGATAGAAAACGAGGCGTGGGACATCTACGACTCGCGCCGGTATGACAACTTTGAGCCGCCCGAGAAGGATCTCGATGATGCGGACCACTTGTACTAAGGAGAAGACGATGAAGATGTATGCGAACGACCTGATGGATCTCTACGTGATCCTCGACGGACTGTGCGACCTGACCGCCACCCCGACGCCCCAGCAGATCGGGCGTCTGCAGGGCCTGGCGATGGTGCAGCGGGCCATGATCCGTTGGCGCATCGAGCAGGTGTGCCCCGGCGTGGAGATCGAGCCCGTGTCGAGGGTGGGGGCATGATCCTCGAAACCGCCACCCAGCGCGATGCCGACAGGCGGCGCACAAAGAATTTGGAACATCATCCGATTGCTTGGATAGTTCATGGCGGATGCCTTTACAAGACAGAAAAAGGTGCGCGCGAAAAGGCAAAAAGATGTTATGGCGCTGCGGTCTATCCGCTTTATTTGGACCCTCCGCCGCGTGAGTGGCAGGGACTGACGGAAAAAGAAATCCAGTCAATCCACGACACCTATCACAAACGCATGGGCCCGCAAGAATTTGCCCGCGCCATCGAACAAGCGCTGAAGGAAAAGAACGCATGATCCTCGAAACCGACACCCAGCGGTCTGAAGACTGGTACGCCGCCCGCCTGGGCAAGGCCACGGCGTCCCGGTTCCGCGACGCGATCGCCGCGCTGAAATCCGGCGCCCCAGCGCAGGCCCAGCGCGATTACCTGACAGAACTCGTCGTGGAGCGCCTGACGCAGCAGCCGATCCAGCGCTTTCAGAGCGCGGCCATGACCTGGGGCACCGAGCAGGAGCCCGCAGCACGCGCCGCCTACGAGCGCGCCACCGGGCGCATCGTGGAGGAAACAGGGTTCGTCTGCCACGACACCCTGATGGCGGGCTGCTCGCCTGACGGCCTGATCGACTGGGACGGGCTGATTGAGATCAAGTGTCCGTTCAACACCGCGAACCACATCGAAACGCTGCTCAACGGCATGCCGGCAGATCACATTTCGCAGGTGCAGGGGCAGATGTGGATCACTGGCCGCGAGTGGTGCGATTTCGTTTCCTACGACCCCCGGATGCCCGAGGCGCTGCAGTTGCACGTCCAGCGCATCCAACGTGACCCTGGCTTCATCGCCGACCTGGAAGCCCGGATCACGTCTTTTCTGCAGCAGGTCGGCACCCAAGTCGAGGCGCTGCGGCGTCTCGCGGAAAGCAAACAATGACCGATACGAAGAAGCGCCCCTATGTGCGCACCCTGAAGGCCTGGACTGTGATGGACGCGGAGGGCAACGAGCGACTGGTGCGGGCCTACACCGCAGCAGACGTGCTGCGCCACGTCACGCCGCAGTTCGTGATCGCGCCCGCCACGCACGACGACATCATCTCGCTGATGGCCTCTGGCGTCATGGTGGAAACCGTCGGCCTGCCCGAAGCCGCACCCGCCGACGAATCCGCCGGCCTGACTGACTGAACCCACGGGGCGGGAAGCCGCCCCATTTTGGAGATTGATATGACTGCACTCGTACCCGTCGACCAAATCGAACGCATGGCTCTGAGCGTCGCCCGCTCGGGCCTGTTCGGAGTCAAAACCCCGGACCAGGCGATGGCTTTAATGCTGATCGCCCAAGCCGAGGGCCTGCACCCGGCGATCGCCGCCCGTGATTACCACGTCATCAATGGACGCCCCGCCCTGCGTGCTGACGCTATGCTGGCCCGCTTCCAATCCGCAGGCGGCAAGGTGGAGTGGGGCGAGTACACCGACACCAAGGTCGTCGGCAAGTTCTCGCACCCGTCTGGCGGCAGCGTCGAGGTCGCGTGGACGACGAAGATGGCGCAGGATGCGGGCCTGACTAAGAACCCGACGTGGCGCTCCTATCCCCGCCAGATGCTGCGCTCGCGCTGCATCTCTGAGGGCATCCGCACCGTGTTCCCAGGCGTCGTGGTCGGCACCTACACCCCCGAGGAGGTGCAAGACATGGAGCCCGTTCGCAACGCCCCCCAAGCGCGTCAGAACGCCCCAGAATCGCCCGCAGCGCCCGTGGAGATGGCAAAGGTCGTCGTGGACGTCGAATCGCTGCTGGAGCGTATTTCGCTGACCGCCACCATCGAGGGCATGGAACTCCTGCGGGCCGACATCTCACGCATGCCCAAGGGCGCCGACCGCACCCGCGTGGTTGAGGCCGCCAAGAAGCGCGTCGACGAGATCAAAGCCGAGATGGAACGCGAGCGCCAAGCCCGCGAAGAGCCCGAGATCATCGAGGCAGAAGAGGGGGTGATCTGATGGAAACACCAGTGCGTTTGACGACCGCAGAGGTCGCAAAGCGCCTGCGCATTAGCGAGCCGACCCTGCGGGATTGGCGTCGGCGCGGGATCGGGCCGCAGTGGTTCCGCTTGGGGCCATTGAAAGTGTTTTACTGGCTGAAGGACATCGAGGCGTTTGAGAAGGAGCAGCAGAAATGAAAGATACCGGAGGACCGGCGTTTCCGACTATGGAAGATGACGGCATGACCCTGCGCGATTACTTCGCGGCGAAGGCGATGCAGGGCTTGCTGGCTGCTAACTGGTGCGAGATCTATAGGGAACTTGAGTCAAGCATTGGATGGAATATGGTCGCCGCAGACGCCTACCGCATGGCCGACGCCATGCTGGCAGAGAGGAGCAAGAAATGACCCGCGACGAAATCGCCATGCTGATGAACGACACCTCTGGCCAGCGCTGGGGCGACGAGGCTCATTTCCAGCGATTTGCTGCTGCGTTTCAAAAGCGCATCTCTGCGGCTTCGATGCCTGCAATCAAGCTGGCAATGGAAGCAGAGCGCGAAAACGGAGCAAGAGCAGAGCGCGAAGCCTGCGCCGAATTGGTTGAAGGCATGGACGTGCAGCATCCGAAATACATCGCCGCAGCCATCCGCGCGAGGAGTAACGCATGAACCCCACCACCCGCCGCCACCCCCGCACCGTGCTAGAGGCGTGGCCGCATCGGCACCCGTACTGCATCGAGTGCTCGCCGCCGCGCATCCGCTGGGGGCGCATCGTGCTGGCCACGTTTATCGGCGTGGCTGTTGGAACTCTGGCTGCAATCTGGTGGAGCGGAATATGAGCAACGAACGTCAATGCTGCGACGGCCTGTGCGAGCAGGGCCGCTGCTGTCCGTACCGCGAGGCATCCACCCCGACGCCGGATCTGTGGCCCAGGCCGAAGCCGTCTGCACTGATGGAGGCGGTGACGATCGCCGCCGTTGCGATATTGCTGGGTCTGGTGATTGCGGAGGTGTTGGGATGAGCACGCTACGCGAAGCCGCCCAGCAGGCGCTGGAGGCGTTGGACTGGATCGGCTGTAGCCCTGAGGGGTACGACCAGATGTGCGCCGATAGGGACCGAGCACAAGAAGCCCTCCGCACCGCGCTGGCGCAGGAGGAGCAGGAGCCGGTGGCGAAAATGATACTGGAGGCACTGGAAATCGGCTACGACTCGGCGCAGGCTGAAGCGGCGCAGTACCACGC